AAATCCATACACTACAAAAACAATCGAACCTAGTATGTTTATGCGCCGAATATTTACTTCAGATTTCTGTAAAAATGATAACAGCACTAAACATGTTGCAGCTATTCCTACAAGTTCAATCCAATTCATTGCTTGTCTGTGTTGAGTTCTGCATTCCATGCATCTACATCAACACCTTCCTCCTTCAATTTGTATTTTGCTAACCACACATACTTATCTGGTGCTTCATAATGTTCAATCAATTTTTTATATTCTGCTCTAACTGACTCCCAAAAATCACGAAGACGTTTCTTCTTCCAACCTTGCGTTACCATTAAAGTATACAGAACCATTGCATCTAAGTTTGAAATCAACTCATCAGAAGCCTCAATTATCTGTCTATTGACTTCAATATCAATCGCCTTCTGTTCATCTGCAGTAAATTCGGCACCATATACCTTACCCTTATATTTCTTTACAAACATATAGATTACTCCCGCTGTTCATATAATTTTTTAAAAGTTGCTTCATCACAATCATTTACATCTTTCCCGTCTGGCATCGGTATTGTCCAAACAATCGCAACCGATGACAAATATCTTTTCAGTTTAGCTGCACCTTTGCGACCGGCATCATCACCGTCTGTAGCAATAACGAACTCTGATGCACCTAGCTCTTTGAGCTGCTGAATTTGATATGAATTTCCTGTTCCTAACAATGCTACTGCCGGAAATCCATATTTTACTGCAACTAATGCATCTAGACAACTTTCACAGATTATAACCGATTTGCAGCAATATGGAATCATCTCAATTCCATAAACAGGTTTTGTGACATTCTCGGGATAGTTGAACAATTTACCTTCAATAGATCTTCTACATAAGAAGAGGGTTCTTTTTTGTTTGTCTCGAACTGGAAATGTAATACATGGTACAGGCTTTTTTCGTCCAGGAGGTACCCAATTCATATCAACACCGATGTCGTAATCAGCAATTATCTGATCAGTCAGTCCTCTTTGATACATGTAAGGAACAACATAGCGGTAAGTTGCGAGCTCTTCTTCTGAAACATATTGTACTGCAGATTGAGTTTGAGCTGATATATAATCAAGTGCAAATTTATTTGAAACAGCTTCCATCAAGTTATTTGGTATCAGATCTTCATAATCAACTTCTGCTTCAAATCCAGGGACATTTGCACTCAACCATTCTAGTCCGGATGATCCAATCGACTTACGCTTAAGAATTTCGGTAATCATATCAGGAAGCGGTCTTGCAAATCCACAACTGAAACAATGTGCAAAACCTTCGGGGTACTTCTGTCCATTCTTATATTGAGATCTGATCAGAATTCCAAATGACGGTTTTCGTTCATTTCCATCGCTATGAAATGGACAAAAACATTGATACCAGTCTCCTGATACTTTGTGTGTCCTTATTAGACCATGCTGAGCAAGTGTATTAACTATCAGTTCTACGTCCATTGAATCTTACCTTACTATATCCACAACAGCCATATAAAGCATTATGAATAACTTTGAAATTGTGCACTATATTTACTGGTAGATCATTATTTTTAATAAGCGAAGTTACAAATGCAATTGTTTCATTGAGCACAACAGAATCTATAGGAACATGACGTTTATGTCGCGTGTAACAGCCTAGCACATGTAGTATTGCCGACAATATATTTAGCTCATACAGAAATTCATAACTATTAGATGCAGAATCTAAGCTATTCCACATATCAGATATCATTTCAAATGATTTATGTATATCGTCAGCAGAAATCGATTGAATCATATCTACACCTCAATTAAAATTCAACATCTTCGTAGTTATCATCCCAAGGCATTGTACTTGAATCTGCAAGAGTTGCAGATGTATTTGATGTGATAGTTGGCATCTGAACAGATGGTTTTATCATTGTCGTAGCAACGTCATCATCACCTCCAGGTAGATACTGCATGTTTCCGGTATTAACATCCCAAGCATAACTGAGAACAGGTTTCTGATTGTTTGCTGTACGAGACTTCTCTAATCGAATGTCCAGGACATGTTTATCAAATATTTGTCGGATCGCAAATGCTTGCGTAGCAATTCGTCCTGGATGGTCACTTCCTTCAATGTTGTATAATGACGGAAATGGATCACCTTTATCATCTCTACATTCTTTGGTTTCTCTATTTGCTTGCATAGCAACTACAACAACACAACCATATTGTTTACTTAATTTAAATAAACTAGTACATATATTCTTATATCGAATGTAATCTGTATCGGCTTTGTTAACATCGGTCATATAAGATAGACCATCAATGATGAGTAATTTAATTCCGTGCTTTTTCACAAGCTGCTCAAGCCCTAAGATGTTTACCTCATTTGAAGGCATATCCTTATCTTCTAGTACAAAAACACTTGTATCTTCTTTCATCAAATTTTTGATATATTCATAATAGTTAGCATCATATTTTCCCTGATGTAACTGACTATTCTGAAAGTGCCCGCGCCATGTATCAAATCGAGTTCCAAGATAAGAAGCTTGCATCTCCGGAGAATAATAGAGGACCGGAAATCCATGTTTCTGCGCAGACTCCATTATCTTTGTACAGACCCAAGATTTACCTGTATTAGTACGAGCAAATATCAGCACTAATTCCTCAACTGTTGAAAATCCTCCATACATCAATTTATCAATCTCAGCAAATCCAGTAGGAATTCGCGCTTGCTTGTTAAATTCAACTATCTGATCACTTCTGAGTTTAGCATCTTTGACAATGTCCATTGGATGCGTATTTGATAATTCAGAAACTTTATCGCATTGTCTAGATAAATATTGCCAAGCTTCCGTTACATCTCCGGCACCTAGATCCTTCAACTTATTAAAGGTCTCAATCAGCATTATGTGCTGTTTGTTTTTTCGCATCTCCTCAGACAAGTAAGAGAGCGGTTCAGCAACTGATACTAGATTAATTTCTGGAAATTCTGACTGAAAAGTAAATACATCCGGTACAGATCTATATTGTTGCCTGTGCTGAAATATAAAATGAATATGCGGTTTGAAAACTGAATAATATGACTCATCGAACTCAAGCAACGAATCTACTTCAGATTCGTCAGTGCTTGTAAGAATTTTTGATATTACTTGCAGCTCTATAGATGTGATCATGATTTCACCACCTTAGCTGCTTCAATGAGCTTTGTTTTTAGAAGAGAGAAAAATCTACTGGACTTACTGCTTACTAAATTTCCTAACGGAGGAGACACTATAAGTGTTGTATGTTCACCATCTTCACGTAGTTGCAGAAGATTGAGTAATGTTTGCGATTCAAAGTCCCCGAAATTGACATAATCAATACCAGATATGATAAGTACTTTTGCTGACTCTGCCCATATCTGCATATATTCAAGAGCTTCCATATCAGTTTTAGCTGACCAACTCTTCTTCATATCATCTAAGTATTTAGCGTACTTTAAATTGTATACAGTGCAATGAAGCCTACTACCTTGCCAATTACTGCATATAGCAGAATACGTAAATATGTCTGAATATTGAGCAGTTGTTCTGCGAGAAGACGACCCTACAACATATACTCCTGTTTTGTTTTCAATCTGAGACAACAAGGCCAAACTAGCATCATAATCAATTGTCATATCTGAAAATACAAAACTGCTTAGAGATATATTATTTCGTTCTAGAAGATACGATGTCTCTGCTAATGTAGGGCAAGACTTATCACAGAATGGTTCAATACAGTACGGAGTAAATATACAGTTATGCATTTTCAATTCTCCTTAGTACTGGATTTCGTGTTTGCTTGTATGATACACGAGCGCGCACACACTGACGTGCTATTTCAAGTATATCTGAATATCCGTATCTTATGTAGCTGGATATAGGCATAAACAATGTTAAAAACGGATCTAGAGAACCATACAGTGGATATTGATGTTCGATGTGTTTAACATCTCGTTCTAATAGATAACGTCTTACAACATATTCTTTGATATACTCAGATGTAAATGGAATTGTTTTAGATTCAGGAAGTGCATTCCAAATATCTGCAGTTCTGTATAACTGACCGTCTACTTCTATGTGTGAATAGAAACTCACAAGCTCATCATCAATTACTCGATACAACTTGAAAATATGTGGATATTTTATTAGATTGTCAATAAGTTGATTTTTTGTATATCCTTCAATTGGAAGAATACTGCCGAGTTCATCATCATTGTCTAACGTTGGTTGATATTCGTAGAGAGTAGCTGCACGCGTTTGAATGAATCTGTTCGGAAACAGTTTATATAGATCATCTGCAGTCATCTTAGAAACATCAGTTGTGCATGATATTTCATTTTGACGTTTTGGTATTTCAGGATATGATCGATATATTACATACGGAGTATTATCAATTAGTTGTGCTTTCCATGGATCTTTGATGTTAAACTGTGGAACTATAGGTGGCCTTAAATACAAGTC